TCAAAAAACCTGTTCAAATTTCAAACCAATCTGCCAAAAGTTGCCTTTTTTCTGACTGATTTCATAATTTTCACAGACATATTTTTTGGTTTGTCCATGCGGATTTGTCCACAAAAATGGTTTGACGCCTTTGTGTGCGTCCAAAAAGTCTTTGATGGGCAAGATGACCGTATTTATTTGGACGCTTCTTTGATTAAGCTCATACGCCAATTTGGCATTTTCAGCGTTCGCCGCCCAAAGCAATAAGTTGTTTTTGGTTTCACCATTTAACACACTCATCTCATGGCGAACATCAAACAAATCATTGCGTAGCTCATCAAAAGGCGTCTGCTTGCCCACAAGTTTGATGGTGCGTGCCAATGATTTTAATTCATCATTAGCTTTTTTGGTGGCGGTGTATAAATCTTTTTGCCCTGCCAAATCTTTAAGTTTTTGTTTTTGTGCTTCGGTTGCCCCATAAAACTTGCCCAGTTTGTTATCCGTCTCAAATATCATCTCAGACAGACTGTTATTTAACAGCTGATGGGATTCATGATGCAGTTTTGCTACCAAAGCATCAAGCTCATTGATGGCATCCGTGATGTCATCGGTGGCTTTTTTGGTTTTATCGGACGCATTTTTGTGGCATCAGCGGCATTTGTTGCAGCACTGCCTACGCTGTTATAACTGTCTGCCAGTGACGCATTGGCTTTTGTGGCTTGGGTTGCTTTATCCGCCAGCTGTGTGACATAGTTGTACGCTGAATTGGTATTATTATCTGCAATGCTTGCCACCGCCCCAAAATCAACATTGTCATATTGCAATCGTCCAAGGCTGACCGTACCAATCAGCGGAATGCTGGCTTCTATACCCAAAACCTTTGCCATACCGTTGGCTTTGGTGCTAAGAAAATCAATCTTTCTTGCGGCATTGTTAATCATCATCTCAATGATTGAGACAAACGCATTGCCGATTCCGATGAAGATATTTTTGGTCGTCTTGCCCAGCTGTACAAAATTATGCAGGGCGTTTTTTGCTCCAGCTTTTGCGGCAGCGTTAATTAAATCAAAGGTTTTGGCGGCAACTTGGAGCATACCCACAAAGCCGCCATGGCTGGTCGCAAAGAAATTAGAAAATGCCCCCGTGCTGCCCTTTGTGGTATCGCCCACTTTGGCAAGCATATTATCAGCAAAGTTTGAAACAATATCCCACGCCATTGAAAACCCATTGCCAATAAAGGTAATGAAATCCTTTGTCATGAGTGTGGCGACCCCAAAGGCATCAGATAAGCTTTCAAGTGCACCTGTCACCCCATGCGTACTGACCACCACAGATGCCAGCACCGCCCCTATGGCGATGATGGGGTGAGCGGTGATAATCCGCCCAAGTGTCATAAACGCACCGCCCAAGCCTGTGATGGCACGAGTGGCAAGAATGCCCACGCCCGCAGCACCTCGTTTGGTTTTCGTCCAGCCTATGCTTGCAAGCGTTGCCGTTTTGGTGGCGAGCGTGGTTCTGTCAAAACTGGCTGCCAACCCAACCAGTGAACGAGCATAAACGGCGGTGGCCTTAATGGCGGTTTTGGTTAAGTCAATGTAATGAGCTTTGGTAAGCCTTAATAGCATCATGCGAGTGGACAAGGCATTATAAGCCGTGATTTGCCCTTGTACGCTAAAAGCATTGGCGATACTGGCTTTGGTGCTTGCCAAAGTCGCCGAAGTTAAGCCCACAAACGAAGTAACCAATGCCGAATTTTTAGCAACATTGGCAAGCCATACCGCTCCGACCATTGCCCCTGCACTGACCAGCGTGCGAAAATGCTCAGCCACCCATAAGATGGCATTGGCAATGTTTTGGCTCATCATGCTGTTTTGGTTCATGATGTCATCCACCAAATAGCCGTACTCGTTTTTGATAACTTGCAGGGCTTGTGATACCGTGGTTGGCATCTTAGCGGACATGGCAGTCAGACTGTCCGTGGCTTTTGCCACCGCATTATAAACCACATCGGCGGTGATTTTACCGTCTTTGGCAAGCTCCCTGACGGCATTTGATGTTACGCCCATCTCTTTGGCGATTAAATCCATCAAAATGGGGGCTTGTTCGGCGACCGAGTTAAACTCATCACCACGCAAAACCCCTGACGCCAATGCTTGCCCAAGCTGGGTCAAAGCGGCCGCCTGAGCCTGTGCTGATCTGCCACCGACATTCATCGCCATGGTCATGTTACGAGTGAAATTGATGACATCTTGCTGGCTTTTACCAAGAGCGGACAATGACCGCTGTGAGTTTGAATACAAATCCACAACCGCATCAAAACTTGACCGCTGTTCATTGGCGATGGCTCTTAGCTTAGTTTGCACGGCATGAAACTGCTCGGTGCTGCTCGTCGCTAAGCGGATTTGGCTTGCCAAATTTTGCATCTCATCGGCAGTGGCGATGATGCTTTTTAATGTGCCTGCGGTGATGAGCGTGCCGACATTGATCTTATCTAAGGCGTTTTGGGCAAAGTGGGCAAAGCCTTGTAAGTCTTTTTTGGCGTTTTTGGTGGCTTTTTGGATGTTACGGCTAAAATGAGCCGTATTTGCTCCAAGCACAATGTTAATTGCCAGTGCCATGTGTCATCCTTTGGGTAAAAAAAACCCACCGCATTGGGTGGGTTTTGGTCGTGATTGGGTCGTTAAGCGATGTGTTTTAAAAACTGCTGATATTTATGCTTGCTTAATTGCAAAATGGCAGATTTGCCATCGTCAAACTCAATATGACAAACATAAGCGTCTTTGGTACGATTGGGCAGCCCAGCACCAATAGACAGGGCAATCAGTGCAGGCAAAACGCCCGCCCCAACAAGCAGCGTGCCAACCGTGGCACTGATGGCACCATTTTGAACCGAATTTGCCAAATTTGCCACCTGATCGATGTCAATGAGTTCAAATCTTTGTACCTGAGTGCTAAGATTGTACACATGGTTTTTGTTGGTTTGTTTGTCCATGATGGCAAGAAAACAACCAGACGATGACGCTGATTTTATAAAATCATCAGAATGTAACAGTTTAATGCCAAACATAACAAGCCTCATCATCAAAAACTGCCCTCATCATACCTTAGCTTTCACGCCTTTTCAAGCCGATCAAACATACACATTAAAGCTTCACTTTGCTTTTGGAGTGCTTGCTCTGCTTTGGTTGCTTCATACGCTTCACGCATCTTGTCAGTCATAGGATTTGGATCAATGGGCAAAAAGTCGCTGATGTTATTGTCATCATTGCCCAATTTGGCGTAAAGCAGGTGAGCGGTCTGAATGTCTTGCCGATAGCCACCAAAAGGGTCAAGGCGGTCATAGGCTTGCCATTGTATGAATTCATCATAAGACAAGCTATTTTCAAGCTCGCCCACTGTCCGACCCAAAGCCAATGCCAATTTAAACAAAAACCGACGCTTTTCGTCGGTTATGAGTTTTTTTCTGCCATCTCCGCCGTACCAAAGTTGACTCGGCTGACTGCTTCAACGATTTGTCCGACAGTTTTTGAGTCCAAATCTTCAATCTGTTTGGCATCGTCATCATCAAACAGACGCTCACCTTTTTCATCGCACACGCCATATAGCACCAAAGCCACAGCGGCAGCGGTTTGGTTGTCTGCTAATTTGGCAAGTTTGCCTTGCTCTGCCACAGAAATTCGGCGGATAAATAGCGGCTCATCAATGCCATCAATGCTTGCCTGTGTTGGCTCGCTTAGGGATTTGATTTTATTAAGTAAAGTCGATTTTTTCATGGGGGTTTTCCTGTTTGTATAAATTTACTGAGTTAGCCGATTTTGGCAACATCGCCTGTGATGGAGATGGTGCCTGTTTTGCGTAGCTTTTTCTTGGTGTCTTCATTGTCAATGGACAGCTTAGAGATGATGCCCTTAAACTTTCGTCCTTCGCTGGCAGCTTTGACAAATTCAAGCTTAAAATTAAGCTCAGCACCCGTCTCAAAAGCGGTATTGATGATTTTTTGTCCTTCGTCGCTGGGTTCATGGACAAACTCAAATTCAATCTCGCTTTCCTCCTTAAAATCAACGACCGCTTTGACGGTACGCTTATCATCGGTGGCGGTTACCTCGTCCATGACCTTTTCTTCGGTTGGGACAACACATTTTTGTAGATGCTCAACTTTTTTGAAATCATCTTCGGTGGTTGATACAGACAGCGTATAAAAGCTATCAAGTAGATTTGCGACATTTTTAGCCATAGATTAACTCCTATTTGGCGGTGTGGTTAAATAAAACATCGATGCTGGCACGATACAGCCCATCATCATAACTAAACTGAGTGCCGTCATGCTCACTCATGGGAAGCTTGTCAAAACTGTCTAAAATCTCACCATACAATGTTAGCAGTTCATCATAATCACTGTGATAAGCATCAAGCTGCATACGCACCCGCTCATGATGTGTAATGCCGTCTAGCGTGGTGATGGGCATGGTGGAGATGATTTGGTAGATGACATAAGGGGGCGTGTCATCTGCCGTCTCTGGTACGAAATATGGATAAACCTGCCCTGACACCAAAGACGATAAGGCGGTATAAATAAGATGGCTTGCGTTCATGGCTACTCTTAAAAAACTTAAAAAACAAACATTACTTTAATTTATCAATTCGCTCGCCGAGCTTCTTTTTAAATCGCTGCACCGCCTCGTCTTTATGATGGTCAAAGGCAGGGCGTAAAAACGGTACGGCGGGCATGTTTTTTGTGCCACGCTCCACCATGTGCCAATAAAAGGCGGTTTCGCCTGTCTTGCCTTTTAAATGCACGCCAATACCGACCGCCGCACGATGAATCTCACGACTGTTTTTGGTCAGTCTTTGCCGGCGGATGGACTTTTTGAGTAGCCCTGCTTGTTGTATGACATAGCGACCATGACCACGCTTGGCTCGGTTTGTGGCGACACGGCGTTTTTTGCCTGATTTGGTGTGCGTGGTTTTGCCCTCGCCTTGCCCTGATGACATATAACGGCGGTAAGCATCTTCGCTGGCAGGAGCACGGTTTTTGGCTTCTTTGAGTATTGGATTGGTGGCAAAGTATGGCTGACTTACCATTTTTATGACAGACGAACACAAGAATTTTGGTAAAGCGTCTAAAACCAGTCTTTTTCTTGACCCAACCAAAAGGGGTACAGCATGCACAAAATTGCCATGGTTCAAGGGTGATTCGCTCGTCCTTAGCCGCCCATTTTTCTTTGGTGTGCAGAAGAAGTTATATGAATTTTGCCACCTTCTCCGCCTTGGCAGGGTTAAATTTATAAGGATAATCCTTGCTCTTTTTGGCTTTTTTGTCGTTAAAATAACGCTCACAGGCCAACTTTAACCACTTATTGGCAATAATCTTACCGCCAATCACATCGTTAGCATATTACTCAGTGCGTCTTACATTGGGGTAGCTCATAGATCAGCAAATGGGTTGGTGATAGTTTCTTTTCGCCACCGTGCGTACGCCATACAAAATGCTTCCATATTATGCAATCACCCAAAGTTAATAAATCTAAATCATTGGCAAGCAACTCAGGAAAGACACTTTTGCACATCTCCACCGCCAGCAGTTCTAACCATTTAGGTAGCTCAATGTTTGTGACTTGCTTAAATTTTGGCTCATTCTTATTTAATGCACGCTTACCAGCATTGCCGTTTGGCTCTTTTAATTTTGTCGGTTTCGGCTTTCTGCTACGCCCTGCCACCGTTGCAATTCCGCCCATTTTGGATGTTCTCCTAAAGTTTTAATTTCGGTCGTAAAATTTTTTTAGGGGGCGGTGCTACAAGACAATCTTTCCAAACTTTTTACCCACCCCTCCCATCCTGTGCTGTCTTAATCTTGTGACAAGAACTACAAAGTGACTGCAAGTTTGCCATATTGTCTGTGCCACCTTTCGCCTTGGGTATGATATGATCCACATCGGTTGCGTGTGTGTATCGTGCATCAGCTTTGCACATTTGACAAAGATACTTGTCACGCTTAAGCACCTGCAATCTTAATCGCTTCCACTGGCTACCATAGCCACGCTCTGATGCTGATTTATTATGTTGCCAGCCATGGCGGAGGTGCGCATGTTCATCACAATAACCCTTTATCAATCTGCTTTTAACAAGATTTTTGCACAGTCTGGCTCTGCATGGTGTTGTCATATTTCTTTTGTTAAAGCATCTTTAGGCTGCATACTCACATGATCCATCAAAAAGCTAAGACCATCGCCCCCAGTCGTTTCGCCTATACCTTGACTGCATATCCAGCCACCATCACCTGCTTGGATATTATGATTATCAAATCTAAAGCGATCACGACCGCCACAATGTGGGCATGGCTTATGGCGACCATCGCCTACATCGTAGCCTAG